GTTCCGTTGGCCGTGATGTTTCCTGCGTCGTCCAGGACGTCGAACATCGTCGATCCGTCCGTGTACAGCAAGTGCTTTGATGCTGCCACAAGCGAAGCCGCTGTTCCGCCCGCCGGCTTGAAGCCCAGCGTGTAGGTTCCCATGGTCGCCGCATTATCGACAATGTACCAGTTCTCCTGCGCCTCGCACTGCATGGTCGTGTTGCCAGTCAGCGTGCCTGTCAGCTTTATGGCTACATTGCTTGTTTCATCCCCTGTTGTTCCGTCCGTTGCCGTCAAGGAATCCGTTGTGCTCGCTATCGCTACCGAGACGTATCCTTTGGTCGCCGATTCCAGCTTCTGCAGGTTGTTGTTCGTTATTGTGCCCCATGTTCCTGTGTTCTCCCCAGTTGTCTGGAGCTCTAGGTTCAGGGTGCCTGAATATGTTGATGCCATTTACTTCCTCCTTATTTAATTAACTTCCGTCCATGACGCCGTCTGGCTGTCATCAACTTCCGTCCATGTTGTCGTCTGGCTGTCATCTACTTCGCTCCACAAAGTAAGATCCACGTCATTCACGCTCAGAGTGATCAGGGTCTGGAATGCCTCCCCGAACGCCGTTTCATCGCCAATGCTGAATGTTGCCACTAAATCCGTTCCAGTTAGATCCACAGGCGCTGAACCAGTAACCGTTTCCGTGCCGATGCTGAATGTCGCTTCATTTCCACCTTCCGTGAATGAAAGGTTGTGCACCGCGTCCAATCTCGCATCCTGAAATGCCTGCTCCGCAAATCCCGTATGGCCTAGTAGCATCTATTCCTCATTTGGATCCGCTGGCCATTCGCCAAGCGGCCTGCTTATTACGCCGTCCGTTTCTGTACGGGTGAAAAGAGCCGCCAGTGCATCCACGTCAGCCGCGCCGTCTATCTGCGCCTGCATTGAGTTGCACTTCGCCCTCACCGCCGTCCTGTAGTCCGTTATGGCGCTTGGTATCGCCGTTCCAGCTTCCGTATTACGTATAACATACCAGTCGTATTTTGCAAGAAGACCCGCCGACTGATTGTCGAACATCGCCTTTTTAACCGTCTTCAATCCCTTTACTTTTACATCGCCTACAGATTTATCACTTGGCATTAGGCCATCATCGCTGTCCTGCTGTGTCCACAGGGTATCCGCAATGGGCTTGGCTGTAGCTGTGCCGTATGTCGCTGTTACAACTCCACCTGCAAAAGCCAGGGTTTGATTGGTATTGATATACCATTCTTCTTCTTTTTTATTGGTATTATCCTCAATGACCGTATAAATTCCTATGGCATTCAAATTTGATTCCGTCCACAGACTGTGAATGTTCTGAGGATACTGAACACCGCCTATCGTCATCCCTCTAGGATTATTATAGGTTTTTGTTATTGTGCTATCTTCTACTAAAGCGTACATTTTTTCTCCTTAATTATCTTGCCGTGCATGGCACTCCCCCTGATGTTACAAATGGTGATTCCGCAAATGCCATATATACGTATATCGCACCACTTCCATTGACTGCATTTCCTGTTTCTCTTAATTTAAAACCATTGGATAAAAAATCATTAGCACTAGAATGTGCCGCATCTGCACCTTCTTCTTGAGCTATATCTGCATATAAAACATTACCTACTATATTATCTACATCTCTTTTATTATCAAATATATTCCAGTTATTGCTGCCGTCTGTTCTTTTAATCATAATCCACGCAGGCTTGAATCCCGTGTAGATGAATGAGCCATCCGCATTACCGTTACCTGTATACTTGCCAAACTTAGAGAAGCCTTTTATAGGTGTCCAAAGATAGGCTACGAAAGATTCACCATCCGCATTAGTAGAATCATAAGTACCGACAGTAAATACCGAACTTGTAGGGGCTGTATTATTCCAAGTCGGGTCGTGTTGATTTGCTGCACTATCAGCATCTAAATATACAAGGTCATCCGTTGGAAAATTTAAACCTATGTTGTATACCGCCCAATATCTTGTACCAGAAGCCCTACTTTTAGCTATTATAATGTGCGGTACGGCACCTAGTCCGTGTGAAACGGTTCCATTTGCCCCCGTGCCTGTATAAGTAACTATTGAAAATCCTGCTGTTGTATTGGCTTGGTGGTTATAAGCAGGATTATCTCCACTTTCAGCAGCAGAGCCAGTTGAAGTTCCCCCATTGGCTTTCCATTGCCAAGCTACATATGTTTCGGTAGATACATTTATATCACCAATAGAACTTGTGCCTGTTGAAAATCCATCAGTATTTAATGTAAATCCAGAAACAGTATCTTCTGGGTCAGAAGCTAAATTAGGATATAACCTTTTAGTTTGTCCTCTTTGGCTATCATATACATTATTATTGGTAGCATTACTCCTAGATTTAATCCAAATAAAATCTGGTTGAAAATCTCCTGCATTGGCATCATTTGTAATACTTAAGGCACTTCCTGTTCCTGTATAAAGTTGTGTATGAAAATGTGCTGATGGGTCGTCTATAGTCGTATAAGCTGCCATATTATCCTCCAAATTCCGCTAGGTTCTTGGAACATAGTGCGTAGTAGCCACTAGGTGGTGCATACTCAAAAGCTCCATATCCATTAGCATCTGCTGCATCCGATGAATTTGCATAGGGTGGATTGCCATAATTAGCTGATAGTGTTTCAGAATAACTTGCTGTTACATCCCCGCAACCAATAAAGTGAAATTCACCTGCTGACAGTGAAGCAGTAAGAGCACCTGTTCCTGTTGCACCACTTGTGGGGTCTCCAGAATTTTGCCAAGTTCCATTTTTAGAAAAATAAACTTTCGAATTATCTAAATCTAAAGCTATCCCAATAATATCGTTTGCTGCCCAAGTATCTCCATAAGAAGCTGTTGAATTATTATTGTAACTATTGCCATCAACAGACCTGTAACTTAATGATTTAGAATCCTGTCCCAGTGAATCATCACTCGTATTAAATGGGTCTAAATCTCTTGCTACCGCAACAACTGCTCTTACATCAGCACTTGCAGTTATATACTTAAATTCCGCATACCATTTTCCCGCACTTACTCCTATTGTAGATAGTCCACCATAGGAACCATTATCACTTGTTGCAACTTTACAATTTCCTTCACTTAAAGTTGGTGCGTTGTCGTCTGATGGTACAATTAAAGGGTTTAACGTAGCAAAATTATTAGTTGGGGAATCCGTGCATTGGTCGATTGTTGCTAATCCAGATGATGTAAAATGATTATCATTTCCACTTGTATCCGCACCAATTGTTGATGAACTTGCCGTGCCAACACCCGATTCCTTAAATTCCAGATAAAACCCTTCATCGCCAAAGGTCAAGTCATCTTTTGCATCTTTGGGCTTCCATATTCCAGAATCTTCATCTGTTTCCCCAAAAGATGAGGGGGCCAATGATGAACCATCCACAAAATACATCTCTGCCCAATAGCCATCAAAAAAGTTTTGTTCAGTATGGCCACTTGCAGGGCTACTTACTTCTGCACCTATATTATGCTGCTCTGCGGAATTAATTCCTAGGTCATCATTTTGGTCTGGATAATTAGATGAGGCGTAGGATGCTTCTGTTCCATTAATATAAATTCTCATTCTATTCGTATCTGTTGATTGTGTCGTATCCTGACGAAAAACAATATGATACCAAGCACTGTGGTCACGCAATAGGTTGCTAGTTTTAAGATTTGACCCTTGGCCAGTAAATTCTAATTCACCACTTGATGTTAATCTTAAAGTTTGTCTATCAGAATTGCCCGCAGTCGTGCCGTATTCACAGGCAAATAAACCGTATTTAACACCGGGAACTCCTATTTTAATCCACACACTCCAAGTCCAAGTTTTTCTATTCCCCGCACTGGGCGTAATATGTAAATAGGGAGAATCACCATCATTAAACCGACAAGAATTATCTATGTCATACCCTGTATCCGCCGCTGAATTAGCTCCTCCTATTAAAAATGCCATATATTAAGCCCTTGTTAAGTTAAGGTTTCTTCCAACTTCTACCCAATGTGAATTGTGATATCTAAAGGTAAATAAATCAGCCTTGCCTGCCGTTGTAGTGGCTGTTGGGGCAGTACCGCCTGTAAATTCAAAAGCGGCGTTCCATGCAATCGTCCTTGAACCTGTCCCATCCTGTATGCAAAGAATAGAAATATACTGTCCTGTTGTAGGATTAGAAGGTAAATCAAAGGTTACATTGGCTGTCAATGTCACTTGTGCAACTGGAGATGCTCGTACATCCCAATCCTGCGTGGCATCAAACGATAATGTATCTTCCTCTAAGTACACACCACCTGTTATTTTTGTTAGGTTATTAGCATCTGCTGATAATACTTTTGAAGACGCACTTGTTCCCAGTGTTGCAAGGTCTGAATAGTTTAATTCAGCCGCAGTAGCAGTTACATTCGTTCCCCCGATATCGAGGGTAACCATTTGAACTTCTCCTGCGAAAGTTGCTAATGAACTTGTTACTGTTGAATTTGGTGCTAATGTGAAATGAGTTACAAAAGTTCCTGCTGAATTAATGTCATTACCAAGGGTGATGGTTCCCCCGTCAGCGACGTTTAATTTCCATTCATCTCCTGCGTCATCTCCCTCATCCGCCATTAAGGTAATGGCCAGTCCCGCACCTTCAGTTGCTGCGATTTTTAAAGTATCAGTTGTTGTTTCGTCATATCCTACAAGAACATTCTGGTCTGATCCAAATTGAATGTACTTGTCATCAGCGATATAAAAATCACCCCATTCAGCACTAGCGGAACCTAAATCAGCACCGCCAGAAGCATCGGGAATAATTGATGTTTCTGCCGTAAATGTGTCAGTTCGTATTCCGGAGGTACCATTGTCTATTGCTCCAAATCCAGAAGTTATGGAACCTGAATCCAAAGCTCCTGTTGTAACAATATTTCCGCCCCCTACTGAATGGGAAGCAAAATAAGTAGAAACAGTATCAACATTAGTCATACGCATTGTACCATCATCATTGATGAGTATGCCATCACCGCTTGCTACAGCAGTCGTACCACGAGAAGTACCACCGTCAATTAAATTAATTTCAGCCGCAGTAGTTGTTACATTTGTTCCTCCAATATCAAGAGTAACCATTTGAACTTCCCCTGCGAAAGTTGCCAATGAACTTGTTACTGTTGAATTCGGCGTGAGCGTTAAATGGGTTACATATGTTCCCGCTGAATTAATGTCATTACCAAGAGTAATGGTGCCTCCATCAGCGACATTTAATTTCCATTCATCGCCCGCGTCATCACCTTGATCAGCCATCAAGGAAATGGCCAGGCCCGCTCCTTCGGTCGCCGCGATTTTTAAAGTATCAGTTGTTGTTTCGTCATATCCTACAAGAATATTTTGATCTGAGCCGAATTGAATGTACTTGTCATCGGCTATATAAAAATCACCCCATTCTAGAGAGGCTGTTCCTATATCTGCTCCTCCTGAAGCATCCGGCACGAGTGAAGTTTCTGCCGTGAATGTATCAGTTCTTATTCCTGAAGTTCCGTTATCTATCGCCCCGAAACCTGAAGTTATGGAACCTGAGTCCAACGCCCCTGTTGTCACAATGCTAGAGCTTCCTGCAATTACACCATAGATAGATCCAATAGCTGTGCTTCCTATTGTAATAGCATCAGCTTCAAGTGTACCGTCAATATCCGCATTACCGGATATATCCAATGTTGCCGCATCTAACTCACCTGATAAAGTAATGTCAGTAGCACCAGTAATAGCGCCATTTAATGCAACAGCTCCATTAATGTCTATCGTGGTTGCGGCTATTTGTACTTCTGTATCTGCAACAATGTCTAATTGACCGTCTGTAGAGGAATAAATATATAAGCCAGTATCGTAAAATTGAATTTTTTCTGTACTGTTTATTAAAATGTCATCAGAGAATTTAAAGTAATCCTCGTCCTCCATCCATGTTAAAACACCATCGGCTGATTCACCGTCAAACGTTAATGTATAGTCAACGCCCGCGGATCCTGTTCCAATTGTTAAATTATTATTTGTATCAAGGGATGCAATCTTGCTTGCCGGCAGGGTGCAAAATACGTCCTTTGTCCCTGCGCTGAAATCAACAGCGGAATCGCTGTTTGAACTTGAAATGACCGTTGTTCTTGCCAGTGTGTCTGTTGAAAGATCAGCAACAGTTCCAAGGCCTACTTCCCATTCGTCCTCATCGCGGTTGACAATGGCGTAGTATGTCGTGTTGCCATCACCGATTCCCGCAACAAATGTCTCGAACCCTGAAACGGCTCCGCTTAAGCTAAGCGTGCCTGTGCTTGTTGTTGTCGAAGTTTCCTTGACTCTATCATTCAGCTTTAGCGCCATTGAAACTCCCTACGCCAATCTTATAATAGCATTGCTTGAATCTGCCGCTGGAAACGCAATTGTAAACGTTCCGCTTGTTGACGTCTTGTCCCCTCCAAAGTCTAGAACAACTACAGCCTTATTAGAGGCGCTGCTATTGTAAATCAATGCACCTCGTGCCGTGATTGTCGCTGATGTAAAGGATATGTCAGAAAAATCGCAAAGAGCAGTTGTTCCGCTTGTTGTTGGGGTTACCGCTGTTAAATTACCACCGCCAGCCGTGTAGGTTCCTGAATTAGAAACTTCATCTGAGCTGGAATAGGCAGTTGTTGAAGCACTTAAAGTAGCTGAACTATCGTATAATGCAATCTTAAAAGTATCCCCTGTTGTAGCCGTGAAATCATGGCCTTCAACAAGAATCTCCTGCTTAAAGCTAGTGCAAACAGCCTGAGTTATCGCCATATCTTATCCTCCTATGGATTTTTGTTGTGTTTGCATGCCTGGTATTTTTAATTCACCATGCATATACTCATCTCTTCGGTGTCTTCCTTGTTGTTCAATTATCAACTCTTGAATGGCACGTTGATATGATTGTTCATATAATTGCAGCATTTCCGCTGGTCCCTTCAAGAATTTGAAGGCTTCTGCAAGACATCCATAAAGCAATGCTATTGGGGCATTGTTCCCCAGCCAAGAAGTTGTATTGGAACTGGACAGTCTTGTTGGCAGTCTGGTAATTCCTATTTCAACGTTATATGCTGCATCCGGTGTTGGCGCAACATAAATTGTATCCTCATCCCACCAGGACCAATATTTTGGCGTTCCCGTGGTTGCCCTCACTGGCCAATATTCATTCATAAAACTTATATCGCGTTGCTCCAAAAAATCTCTTGTTGCCGTTCCTGAAGCAGGATAAATATGCACCGTTCTGATTGTAGCTAATGTTGTTGGAGTTGCACCAATGCCTGACGCACCAGGAAGGGATAAGAAAGGATTGCTAGATGTTAATGCTGAATACTGATGAGACTTAAACGCATCAATATCAGCTTCCCGTAATATCCTATTTTCCGTATGCTCTATGAAATCATCCGTTCGTGTTGAAGATAACACGTCCGTGCTCGTTTCCGTATAATCTAAAATTTGTTGTGTTAATTCCGCGTATGTTGTCATTATGCACTCAATGTCGTTGGTCCGGCAGAGACATAACCGCCCCCGCCATTGCCAGTTGTTCCTGCGGCTGATGAAACTGTAAAGGTATAAAAGTCATCATCTGTCTTTGTAATGCTGTATCCATCAGAATCCTCTAATTCATCTATGTCAGCCCCAAATATAAGACCTCTGACATCCCTGAACCTTACAGTATCGCTGCTTGACCGTCCATGGCCAGGTTCAAAAACTGATATTGTTGCACTGCTAGCCGTAAACCTGAAAGGATCTAGAGGCAGCAATGTTGCGACAGTACTTTCATCCCTGTCAGTTCTGGTATGTTGTAATGATTCCCTATCAGGAGAATGCTTACGAGGATGGTCCTGTGCTGTCTTTGGTTCATATTCACTTTTATGAACACGCGAGCCATTCCATTCCTTTACCATTTCCTTGTAGGGAAATGCCATTCCACTACGATCTGATATGGATTGTGCGTATTTTCCTCTAGCGTACGCCATCTATCCTACCACTTAGAATCTTTGGATCCTGCCCAATGATATTTTCCGCCTTTAGTAGCGGCTCCCATTCCTTGAACGGTTCCAGAAACAGTTCCTTTAGATAGTGAAACAGATCTTGACTTTTCCTTAGCCTTAGCTTCAGAAACAGAATTAGTTCCTCTATCACTCCAATTTGATTTTACCCCACCAGATTTTTCTCTAGTGTTGGCAGTTTGAGAGTTCCAGTTTCTATTACTCATTATTCCTCCTTTTTACATTCGCAGTTTGTGCATTGACAATTGTCTCCACAATCACAATCACTACCGCATTTTTCACATTTAACCATTTATCCTCCTATGGTATGTAAGCTTGCGCCGGTTCAACCCTGAACGAAGTTCGTTCTCGGTCATTTTCAGCAGCACGCTTAAATTCCTCATCATACACCGCCTTTAAGTTCGCACTTAGCATTGGCGCCCTCTTTAAGCTTATATAGTAAGCCAGCCCTGCAGTCAAACACGGAAGAAAATAGAAAGGGACATCGGCGTTATTAACATAATCACCGGCGTCCTGTATTCTGCCAATATAGAAATATTTGAAAATATAGGCCTTATCCGGGCTTGGATACAGGAAAAGAGTCATGTCATACTGCGGTCGACCGCTAGTGGTGGCACCACCAGTTGTAACCGTTCCAGGGATCAGGGCCCATTGTGTGGGTCTTGCATCCCCAGTTGATGATTTCTCCTTTCTGGTAAGATTCATGAATTCCTCTCGTGAAATTCTTGCAACAGAAACATCAGTAGTGCTGCTGTCCCCTTCCAGATTTGCAGTTGCACCAGTTGTTGTTGTGATTGTCGCGTCCAGAATGTCCACGACCTTTTGGTCAACCCCGTAGAAATTTGTTCCAGCTGTCAATGTCTGCGTGGCATAGGCAACGGTCCATAGATTCAATCCACGGTTCGCCCATTCCGAGAACATGAGGTTAAGGGATCTTTTTGCTGTCTTTAAATCATAGCCACTTCGCGCTTCCAATTGGCAACGCTCCAGTGCTTCCTCTATGATTTCATCTATTGAGAGATTAAAGGTTTGTGTGCCTGAATAAGCCATTTAGCCTATCCGTAAAACGCTGTTACACTATTACACTGAGTTTCTGCATAAGTAATATAAGCTCCAGAATCAAAAAGAACTCCATCTGGATCTAAAGAAAGTTGAGCATTAACACCTAAAGTAGGGTCAGAACGAACTGCTATTAAACTTGTTCCTGATATTGAACTGTTTCTTATATTAATTGTTCCAATAGCACCGCCACCAGACCAAATTAAGTTTTTAACTCTTGTACGTCCTTTAAATATAACTCCTGCTACGTTTGCATTAATTCCTGCAGACATATTTCCTGCTGGGTTTCCGACTGCTGTTATTGATGATATAGTTGCAAAATATCCTGAGCTTGTTGCTGTTCCAGTATCTGCTCCAGTAACAGTTTCACTTTGAGCATCTCCATGTATGTCAGTTCCCACTACTGTAAATGTAATTCCTGAATCATCCCCTGCACTTAAAAGAGTAATTGGTCTAGCTGTTCCAGAGTCTGCTGTATATGCCCCTCCAGAAGTTAATGCTCCGCCTAAAGTAAGTGCTGCATTATTTCCAACTGCTGCTGCAGTTGATAAACCATCAGCATCTAGCGCTGTAGCCGTAATTACAGACGATGATTTTAAGTCTTGTGCCATTTTTTCCTCCTATTGGAGAGAGGGGGTTTTCACCCCCACTCCATTAAAGTTTATTATTCGTAAATAATTCTACTAATTGAGGTGTAGTGCACATCTAATAATTCAGCGGCACCCGCATTTGCTTCAATTCCAATAGATGGAATTAAATCAATATCATCGGTCAAGGCTGCTGTTTTAGAAGATCCTACAGTGACTGCTGTTCCACCAGTAGCACCTGCAGTACTTGTTACATTATACTGAACACCATTTACAAATATTGTAGCTTTTCTGTCACTATCAATTTTTATTCTTAAATGATAAGTGGTATTAGCTGCAACAGTAATAGGTAATTGGCTGATATAATCAGTATCAGCTATACTATGAATAAAGTGCAATTTTGTAAAATCACTTAGTGATGTACCAGAGTTATCATTATCAGTGCCAAAGGTAAAGTAAGCCTGATTAGCATCTGTTGCTGATTCTGGAACATGAGTCAGTTTTAACCCAGCCCACCACCATTGGTTATCAATGGCATTAGGATTAAGTGAACATTCCCATTCAACTTGGTTCTCTGTTCCCCATACTGTTCCAGTCCATGCGGTTTGTCCTGAATCTGCGTGAGTTGTAAGAATTGCTTGGTCTTGGTCTGCTCCTGCAGTTGTTACAATGATACCAGCACGATCAGCATTTCTAGTGACCAATGCGGTTGTCATGTTTGTTCCGCTAACTTCGAAGTTTTGATTCTTACTAAAAGAAACTGTTCCTGTTTTAAAAACACGGACAGTAAGAGTAGCAGAAGCAAGATCAATCGCAGATCCTGAAACGTTACTGATAACAACAGTAACTGTGTCGGCTGCTGTAACTGAAGCAGTAAGTTGTGCTGCAACAGTATCAACACCCATTGCGGCAATTGCAACGTCACCAAGAGCGGCGCCTGTTACAGTTACATCTTCTTCAAGTTCTGTATCATCAGCTATACTTCCCCAGTCTTTTGTTTCTGAACCAGTTAGATAAGCATTTATTGCCGGTAGTCTTTCAAAATTCTCTTCTAGATAATATCTATTAGAATCTTTTGTAGTTCCTGTGTGTCTAGTTCGATTGGAAACAGTTCCAGTAGTAGCGTTTTTGCTAACTATTGCAAATCCATTTTCCGATCTGACTGGACCACTAAATGTTGTATTTGACATAATAATCCTCCTAAGATTACATTAATATGGTCGTTAGGTCGTCGCTGCGGCGTCCATATCAACTTTAATTAATTCGCAGTATTATATACTAATA